TAATAAAGCAGATTTTAAGATCAATTAGCTTATTTATAATACTAATTAACAAATCAAAGAACTAAAAATTCTAAGCAAAATCAAAATAATCATGGCCGCTGAGCTCCGCAAGGATTTAGTATAAGAGCTATTTACGCGGTTATTAGTTTTAAAATACAAGAATAAGATAAAACACAAAAATCAGGGTTGGTTAAGATAACCAGGATAGGGGATTGGGGTGCCAGGTCCTGGGGACGGTCCTTCAATCAGATGGTCAAAGTACATGGCAGGCATGCCAGTAAATAGAGCCATTCGGAACCCTTCACCACACTCAGCATTGACAGTGATTTGAGACTGTGCTGCGGGAGTGCCTTGGGGATCAATATAGAGTCCTCCATGGTTGAAGTTTCTGGTTCCATTTTCATCGATTCCGTTCAACTGTGCGTATGGAGTCAAGACATATCGCGCCGGACACAAGAAAGGTATCTTAAGAGTACCCTTAAAGTTTGGGATGCCAGTAGTGATAGGTAGCATCGAGCCGGCAGTAAAATTTTGACTGACACAATCGGTAACATCGCGAGACATAACAATGCTGCTATCAGGGCGATTAGGTAGCATATAAACAATACCCTTAAGATTAGGCTCGTCGAAGCTGGGTACTGAGAAACAACTGACCTTGTAGGTCGGTGGGCCCTGTACTGAGACATGAAAAACTGTGTCACCTCGGCAAGCGGCATAGAAATGTTGGAGAATGTCGAAAGTGTGAGCCATACCAAGACTAGTGGCGTAGAAAGGATAATAGTTTCCAAAAGGTTCAAGAAGAACTTCAGAGACTGCGCCAGCGTTACCACCAGAATTGTAGTAACATGCAGGTCGGTAGAGGGCTCTTTGAAAGGAGTCACAACTCCCTTTCTGCTTCGGTGCGACGTCGGTAATAAGAACAGTTCTTTCTTGTCGGTTGTTGCTTGAAGACATGTTGGTAGCAGCAGTGGTGCTTGCGTTAACGTTCGACGGTGACTTGCGTTCTCCTGCTTCGGCAATAGCTAGCCACGGTTCCGTGTCTCGCTTTTCCTTTTGTTCATCTTTCCGCAAAGCGTGGTGCTTAGCTATAGCGGCAGTCTTGGCTGCAGCAGCGGGAGGAGGCCAGACACAAGTTGGTGCTGGTTGAGGAACAAAGGTGTCAAAGTTTTCCCAACGTACCTGAACTTGGAGAGAAACAGGCTTTGGGTTGGAGACAGGAAGACTGACGTTGGTGAGCATACCGATCACGACGGTTCCGGTGTTATTAGGATCCTTGTATCTGTAGTACTCAGTATGGTTGCTGTAAGGGACGAAGAATTCAACGCTCTGGTTGGAAGATAGGTCAAACAATGCATGATTGAGGCTGGTCAGACGTACGGAGTGCAAGTCCGTAAGCTTTACGCCCCATGGGATATAGGCAATAATACCAATACCCGAGGCAAAGGAGCCAGTGTGAGGGGTTACTCGGAAACGGGTGTCTCCACGGTAGTAAACACCAAGACTAGCAACGTGACGCTGATTTCCAACAAGCACTTCGTCAGGCAAGTTGTATTGAGCGATTGTAGTAGTAGTGACAGCAAGATCGTAGTTACCAAGCAAAAACCACTTCTGAGGCAACTTGTTAGCCTTGATGGGTACGGCTTGTGGTGGTGGCTTGGTAGGGTTGTCAATTGCTACTTGAACTGGGACAGTGTCACCCCCGACAACGGTTCCGGCACTGTCGGTGGGTCTAGGGATCTCATTTTCAGGTGCTGGCAATGTAGCGCCTGGAGGAAGACCCCCTTCCTCTGGAACACCATCATCTGCTTCAGGCTTTGCATCCCGGAAGGGGATAGGTACTGGTGGATAGAAGCCCATAGCAGGATCAGGACTGTAGTGATGTACATCAAAATCAGACGCTCCTCCCTTGAAGATCAACATTTCTGGAATACTGGTGTATTCAATGTTAATCCCAGATGGTGGTGCGACAGCGTAAACGTAGAGAGTGCCGTGTGCAGTGTTGTAGTTAGGTGCTACGTCAGGTGGTAGGCGGTCATTTCTGAAACACCAACGCTTTTCATTGACGTGAGGCACTTCAACAGCTATTCTTCGAGTTTTCGCATCAAAAGTGAGGAAAGCAGTCGGATACATCTTGGCTTCGTCAAATGTGAGATCGGCTCCAAAGTAACCATAAGCAGCAGTAATAGCAATCCTGAAGGTGAAGTTCAGGGGTGCTGCAAGGTGAAAGGTATACTTTAAGCCTCCTCGCCAAAACAAGTACATAACCGTTAGGAATTCAATTGGTAACAAATGAATTTCCGTGCCATCATAAGGAATTTTACCAGCAGGAAGCGGTGAAATTTCATCCTTAAAGACGAGCTTCCCGGCAACGAGAGTATCGTCGACAGGAAAAGAGGTGTATGCAACTTGCTTGGAGGCAAAGAAGGCGTGGCTCATCTCGTCGGTTTTAGCAAGAAAGTGGCGTGGCTTGACGATGGTAACATGGTGTTCAGCATCATCCAGAGTGACGTAATGACTGGTCGGCTTCAAAGCAGTTGGGAGAAGTTCTCCGTTTCGAACGCCTACAGTAACTAATTCGTCAGTAGTCCCGGATTCTGGTTCAGCATCATCGAAACTTGAATAACCGCTGTTGGGTTCATGTGGGAAGACAAAGGTGCGGCGTCTTCTAACAAGATCGTTGATGAAAAGACAGTGGTCATATTCGTTGTGATTGTAATGAGCGTGACCGAGAGGACAAACTTGAACTGCCTCGTAACCAAATTCTGCTTCAGCAAGCAGGTCAAAGCCAGCACTGTCAGGAAAGTCAGGTAGTGAAAACTCCTGAGTGTCAGTTTCAGGGACGGTGTTGTTATTTCCGTCGATAGAAATGTACTGAGAGTTGACTTGTCCATTTTCAGGTTCAGCAATAAGGGCCAATGGCCTTTCAATAAGCTTAGAATCCATTTTTCGAAAGTGAATTTTCGGTGTTTGAAAACGATCCATAAAGACGTCATAATCGAACAGTCGTCCAGTGAGTTCCGGATAGACGGTTAGAAAATAGTGGCGCGCTTCATTGAAAGTCTTCTCTTGCGGTGGTATTTGTCCGTTGTTTTTACGATTACCGTAAAAGAAAGCCCATTGAAGGGCGCTGTTCAAGACTTGTTCCATTCCATCAATTGAGTTGTCTTTTACCCAAGAGAGTTGGTCGATCAGGGTGTGGAAGGGTACATACGGAACGAACGACTTTAATTCCGCTGACCATAGAATCTGCTTTTTGCAGAAGGACAGTTCGGTTTGCTTGACGTAAGGTGTTGGTGTGGCATCCTTGATGGCTGGGGTGACAACGATGTTATGTTCAGCAAAGTAGTCTTGTATGCTGAGAAAAGAATAGTTAACATCTTCAGCGACGCCAATGACTGTATCATCTCCCATCACAAGGATAGAGATTTCACGAGCCATGTCGGCCGGGGTCATCCCAGGTTCAGCGTGTGCGAGGCCAAGTAATGCCTTAAAGCAAGCAACGATACTGTTTTTGTGGGAGGTGCCCATGCTCCCAGACGCTTCGCCAGACGACCCTTGGAGTGCGAGATTTCCAATGATCAGAGTGCGATTGTACATAGCGGTCATGTACGCCAAGCGTCTGTTTTTCTGCACTTCGTCGTCAGTGTAGTAACGATCAAAGAGCAAGGCAGTGATTGCAACATCTTGCATGGTGTGTGTTGCTTCAAAAGACTGGTAGTCAATGTCGAGAATGTTCTTTTTCTTGAAAATCTTTGAGAAGATGGTGTGCCAATCAGAGGAGGCCATATCAATACCAACAGCGCAAGGCGTGTCAGTAGGATGGCGGGTCATTTCGTCCATGGCAGGACCTAAGACCATTCGTCCAACGATGAGCCAAGCCAGCTGGCAAATCTGGAAAGTTCGTGTCTTACGGTCTTTGATCTTCTGAAGCTTCAGTGCTTCGTCTTTCAAAGCAGGAGTGACAAAAGCAGGTGGTATAACTCCTGAGTCGATCGATGAAAGAATGTCTTCGACTTGTTTACGCAATTCAGGTGCGGCAACGACAAGGCCATCAGTGTTTCGCCAGAGAAGTTCAGCTCGCTTTTTCGAGTAGCCATACCCGGTTGAAGTGTTAAGTTCAATAGAGTTAATGGCCTCTTCAAAGGTGTAAGAAGTGAGCGACTTGTTAGCAGGAAACAAGATTTTCATAGCAGCAAGTGCTTTTTGTACTTCTGAATGTTTGAAAGGTTTCCTTGGTAAACCATACTTCTGTTCAGCGACGGGGATGATGGCAGGGTCAAGAATAGCAGGTCTCACGCGCAAAGGATACGCAGGGTCCAGTTCGTTGAACCGAGTTTTGCGTAGTTGCGACTTAGTGTTGTAACCTACGGGTTTCCTGACTGTGGCGATTGGCATGAAGTTACCTTCAGGTAAAAACTTCAAGGATTCGGCGGTTAAAGGTGCCAAATCAACACCCTCGAGAGCAGAGCCTTCAGCCTGATCAGCGCGCAACATGGTCAGGGTGGGCTTTAACTTAGCTTCCAGTTGTGATCGGGAAACCATAGCCGCTATCGGTGTGGAGGCTGCTTTTGCGCAGTGAACTCCAAGAATAACAGGTGTCTTGTCGATAATTGCGATGATGGGTTGCCCACAATCGCCTTTTTGACTTGTTGCGCCGTAGCGGAAAACAACGCCCAAATGTAGTGAACCCATCTCAGAACGGTCTGCGTAAGTCAGTTCTTGGCAGAACTGGAGAATAGGTCCAGCGTCGCTAGCAAAAGGAGTCTGTCGTGCGACAGTGTGGCCAGCGAGTTTATTTTGGGCTTTTAAGTCAAGGCTGTTCCAGAATCGGGTTGTTATTTTCTTGATTCCAGGAACTGGGAGATCCATCTTCAAAAGGATGATGTCATAATGGTCGTCACCTAAGCTGATAACGCTTTTCTCGTTCCAAGTGGTGTAAAACTTCATAGAACGTTTATTTCCTAGCGAGTCAGTTTCAAAGAGTGTGACGCCTATGGTACTTTCCTTTTCTTCTTGCTGGACGACAGCAAGGTGGCGAAGTGTTAGAATATGCTGTGAATCAACAAAGAGACCCCACATTGTGCGTTTGGTCGCTTCATGCTCAAGTTGACAGGTTTGAGCATCGATGAGGGTCCCGAAACGTTCATAAGCTTCGTCTTGTTGTTGGCTTTCAGGTTGGGCTTTTGAGGCCTTCTTTATTCCATCAAGCTTACGAATCGTACGAAAGTCACGAGTTCGTCCACCATATTCTGGGTCTGTTTTCTCTTCTTTTATTTTCGTGTACAGCCCGTAGAGTAAGGCTGCCAGGGTAGCTGTGGCGGCGACGCCAATCGCAACACCCGTTATTATGCTGTAAATGTGGTTCAATTTCTCGTCCTTCTTAACCTCGTCAATAGCAGCATCCAAGTTGACGACAAGATTCGCGCCAGTTTTGCCAAAAGCTGCTACGATAGCAGCTGTGTTGCTTGAGACTATCTGGGTGAGGTCGTCAGACTGCTGGCACTTCCTTCTGGCATAATACATACAGTAAAAGATGTATTCCTTATATGTTAAGCCAAGAGTAACTTTGGTGTTACCTCCACTTTTGCGGAATGAGGAGGTGTAGTCTTTGTACCGCTCATCTTCGAGCATCTGCGCGTAAATAATTTCGTGCAGAGGGCTGAAATTGTCAGCGAAAGGAGCGATAGAGTCCAAAGTTATTGGAATAGTAGTGCCTGGCAAAGGAATGCTACGAAGAAGAGCAAATCGCAAGTGTGCAAAATCACCTTGATCTTGTTGGGATTGCTGGGCGATTTTTGATTTACGTTCTTCAAGAGGCAGATCAGGATAAAATGTGGGAGAAAGAGCCACAAGTGTAGTGATGTGAAAGCGCTCATGAAGAGCATCATAGTTCTTGAAATTAGGTATGTTCTTTGGCCAGATGAAGTTGGCTGAACCTACCATGGCGACGATGTTTCGGGGCACATCTTTCTTTCCAATAGCAGCAGAATTAGGACAAAAGTGACCATTTCCAATAGCCATACACTCACCAGCTTGGGCGGTGTTTTCTTCGGTCGTAGAACCAAAAAGCTCTGGGTAAACAATGACAGGTTGGTCATCTAGTCCTTCCATATACTGCCCGGCGCCTCGTTCGTAAAAGCCGTAGTTCGAATATTTCCCATGAACTCCAGCGGCGAAAGATTTCGCGAGTTCACGAGAAACGACGGTTTTGCCAATCCTGGGAATGCCAGCCATATAGACGATGGTGGGTACTAGACCGGCTGAGGCGTAATCGAAAGCAGAGCGTGCCTTTTTAATGTCAGTCTTAAAGTCCTCAAGATGTTTTTCGGCATGAGTGACCCAAGGTTCCGTTGAAGAAGCTAAAAGCATGCGGTTGGCTTCAATAACCAACTTCTCAGCAGCTGGAAAATGTTCAAATTTAGGTTCCTTCATTTCTTTCTGGAGCTTTTGCATAGCAGCGCGGATTTTCTTCCATCCAGAACGTTCGTAAAAATATGGCAGAGCCAACTTAGGGTACTTTTCTAAGAGGTACCCAACGAATGAAGTTGGAACTAAATTGACGAGCCAGCCAATGAGAGTGGCGGTTGACTTGATAGCAGCAACACCCAGTGTGAGGTTGCGAAGGGTGGTCGCATTGAGGCCAAAACCTTCTTCAGCTTTGTGTTGGAAAGCTTCAGCGACGGCAATAGCTTGTTTACGCCAGAGAAACTCTTGCGAAGTGCGTATTGGGTCGCTATGTTCGTCAGCTTCTTCAGCAACAAAATGAGCAAGCTCTGGGCTTTGGTCCTTGGTTAGGGCCATGACCTTGTCGAGGTAAGCTTCATAAGCTTGTTGCTTCTTCCAGCGTTTGTACTTGTAAACAGTGATGCCTGCTACAGCTCCACCAACAAGACCCAATGTCGCGAGGGCTCCAAGGCCAGTGTACAGCTTTGATGCTGCGCTACCTGGGTGTGAATCGTGCAGATGTTGGCCTTCAAAGCTTGGAGGAGGCATACGTCTGTAGGGCATTTGACGAGGAATTTCCCGACGTAGTTCTGGAGGACAATCCATTTCAGGAGTCCCAATAAATGCTTTAGCAATGTCAACATCAAGAGTGTTTTCGTGCAACCAATCTTGATAATAGGTTAATGCTGACAAGAGACCAAAGTTGTGTTCGTCGGGATGAATTCTTCCAAGGACTATTTTGACAGTGTCAAGGTTTCCAGCTCTTCGACCTTCTTCCAATTGTCGCATTCCCCAGAAATGGCTCCTGGAAAACGAAGGGCAAAGGACCGCGATGTCTTCTTCCGTTGGTAAGGGAAGAGAGTCGGGCACAAATACGCCTCCGAATTTTTCCATAAACTTCTTGTTAGGAAGAGAACCAGCCATAAGCAGTTTGCGTTCGCTGCTGTTTTCGCGGGAATGATCGGGCGGAAGACAAACGACTTGTGGAGCTGCAGGCTTCATTGTAGCGTCGTGGACAAAGGAAGGGAGTGCTTCCATCGCAATAGTTTCTATTTTACCGGGTAAGGCAATATCATACGGCGAAATAAGTCCAGCGGCTTGTTCCCATAGTGGGATGAAACCAGAAGGGTCGACTGCTCCTAAAGTAGCAAGAATGGCAACTCCAGCAACGGTAATGACTCCACAGACAATCGACTTCCTGACAACGGCTGTGATCAAGGTGGCAATGAGAGTGGCAATGCCGAAGCAAAAGAAAGTTTGCTTAAAGATCTTAGCGTTGTCGCAGATGAATTCTTTGAATCGTTGCCAAGCAGAGCGGAGTGAAGCAATGGTATTAGTGAAGAAACTTCCAAGACTAGAGATTGCATGTAGTCCGGTGAAGATAGAAGTTAAATCCAAACCGAAGAATTCAGGATCGGCAACTGGGGCTTTCCTGAAAACGCGAACAAATTGCTCAGCAAGTTGGTCAGCTGCTTCCAAATGCTCATCTTTGTCAAAAACAAAGTCAGTAAGAGAGTTGGCAAGTTCAGAGACATCCCTAAGAAAATCATGGACGTCTGTACTAGAGGAGATGTTAATGCCAAGGCGGTGGGCTGTGGATGTTATTAGGTCAACACAGGCCTTAGGACATTCTCCTTTATGAGTGCAGCCAGTGAAAGTATTGTAATTCACTAAGTCAAAAGGGAGTTCGCAGGGGGAGGACTTGCTTCCAAAGTTGACAAACTCTGATCCGAGTGATCTAAAGCAAGGTGCTCTCTTGGTCTGTAGACAACCTCGATGGACAGCAGCGAAGGCGGAATTACCACAAGTTGGGTAATATTTCGCGCTTGTGAGCCAGACATTGTGTGGAATTACAATCTTCCATTCTTCTTCAGAAGGATATTGACAAGAAATGTTGTAAGTAATATCCTTGGGAGACAAAAACATATGTTGACAGCTGACAGGGGAGCAATCCTTAGGATGGCAATTAATCCTACGTTCAGGAAAGATTTCGTAGGTATCCGAATAGCAAAATCCTTGGGGAGTCCTACAGGCAAAGAGGACGCCTTGAACTAGCTCCAGTCCATCAACAAAAAAGTTAGGTGAAATCAAGCGGCGAAGAGTCTTAAGAGAAATGTTTCGGCGATGTTCGGCAACAATCGCTCCGTCCCAGTGTTCAGAAACGATGAATCTGCTTTCCGCAAAAACTCCGATGGGGTTGAAGTTCTTGACTGGGAATCTGATGAGGGATTCTCCGAAACCATATTCTGGTTCGGCATCGGCAAAGAGAACATTCTCTTGATCTTCTTTAGTCAAACCTTTACTAAGCTTTGTTAAAAGGTGACGGTCTTCTCTAGTAAGCTTGCGGGTTTCGACGTAAGGTGGAGTCCAGTTGTCTGGCCAAGTTTGTTCACCGAGAGGGACACTACGAGGTTCAATCCGTTGCTTCCTGCGGTAGGCCAAACGTGGTGGTTGAGGGTTGGCTCCAACAATGATTTCTTTCGTCTCTGGTTTGGAGACGGTTTCGGCTTTTCGCTTGTGAACGATGCTTGGGGAGACAATCTGGAAAGGGCCTCCTTTAAGAAGAATGGTTTTCTCCTTGTAAACAATGTAGTGGTTGTAAAAAGCTTCGTTCTTAATGCGGGCAAAGTTGATGCGAAGAATCTTTAAAGCAGGTTGATGGTCGTAAGTATTGAGACCACGAAGCATCCGAAGAAAAGAGCGTTCAAAAAGAGCATCCTTAAGAGGTCGCAAGAGGATGCAAGCTCCAAAGCTAAAGTCGATAGCTCCGACTGCAAATAAATCTTCAAAAGAAAGATTACACTTTTTGAAGATTTGTTCCACCGCTTCTAGCGGGGCACCTAAAGGAAAGTCCTTCAGGAATTTATTCAGTTGGTTTTGTGTGGGAGTACGAGTCTCAGTCCATTCAGGCCATGTCGAGTCCGATAAAAGGGGGATACGGACCTTTTTACCGGCCCGATCTTGTCCATAAGTTCCGCAGTGGAATTTCATGAGTTGTGTAGACATGTTGGGTTGTGGTTTGTTGAGATTCTGGCACGATTCTTGAAAGTGGGTGCGCTGGTCGCGCTGTTCGGCGTACGAGCTATCACTAACTAAGAGGAGTGCCTCCTGTCGTTGTCCATTCAGTTCCGTTACGCTAGGCGTGGTTCCATAAGGCCCGCAATGGGCATTCTTTAGGTTCAAAGCCATATTGACTAAGAAGAAAGGGAGGTGAAACCTCCCGGTTTTACACCGGTGGTAACGTCGGGAACGACCGATTACTAAAACTATCCATCACAAAAAGGACAGGTTGTAACACATAAAGACAAAGAAAAGTTTGTGGTTGTGGGTTATTATTAGTAGATGGTAAAGCAAAAGACAAGTAAGATACTTGCAATTGCGTATACAAGGCCAAGCTGGCCAGGTTTAAATAGAGACATAGAGGCAAGTTACCTCTAT